TTGAAGAAACAGTAGAAGAAGATAATAGTGTTAACGTTGAAGAAGATGTTAACGCACTTCTAGGTGGAGAAGAACTCTCCGAAGAGTTTAGAGAGAAAGCAAAAGTTATTTTTGAAGCCGCCATTTCTTCTAAGGTTTCTGAAATTAGAGAAACCGTTGAAGCTGAATACGATAAGAAGCTTCAAGAAGAAGTTGAGGAGATGAAGGTATCTCTTCAAGAGCGTGTTGATTCATACCTTGAGTATGTTTCTGAAGAATGGATGACAGAAAATCAACTCGCTATCGAACATGGTCTCAAGACTGAGATGACCGAATCGTTCCTTGAAGGAATGAGGGGTCTTTTTGAAGAACATTATGTAACAATCCCTGAAGAAAAATATGATGTACTTGAGAGTATGGTAGAAAAACTAGATGATATGGAGACCAAACTCAATGAGCAAATTGAGAAGAACGTTGGTTTAAACAAGAGACTCGGTGAGTCTGTTGCCAGCAATATTCTTGATCAAGTTTCTGAAGGCCTAGCAGCTACACAGAAAGAGAAGCTCGCCTCACTTTCCGAAAGTGTGGAGTTTGAAAGTGAAGTAGAATATCGTGAAAAACTGGAAGTTCTTAAGGAGTCGTATTTCTCCAGATCTCCCGTAGCTAAAACATCATCCCAAGAAACCCTTTCTGAGGGTGTAGATAGTACTCCTACTCCTGTAACAGGTAGTATGGATTCTTATCTTAAGACACTTGGCGCTTTTAGCAAGTGAATTTAATATCAATTCAAACAAACACAATTATTAGGTAAACGCAAATGTTCCAATCCGAACATCTGCAGGAAAAGTGGAGTCCACTTCTCGATTATGAGGGTCTTGATCCAATCAAGGATACTCACCGTAGAGCAGTAACCGCAGTCCTGTTAGAAAACCAAGAAAAGTTCCTATCTGAGGAGCAAGCTTTTAATTCAGGTATCAACCTGATGGAAACCCCTACCAACAGCGGTAACGCAGCTGGTGCAGGTGGTGGATTTAGTGGTGGTGCAACCGCTGCTGGTCCAGTCGCTGGTTTCGATCCCGTTCTAATCTCACTGATTAGACGTTCTATGCCAAATTTGGTCGCTTATGACCTAGCTGGCGTTCAGCCGATGAACGGTCCTACTGGACTGATCTTCGCAATGCGTTCACGTTATACCGATCAGTCGGGTGCTGAAACATTCTACGATGAAGTAGATACAGCATACTCTGGCCAGAATAAGGGCTTTGACCTTACTGCAGGTATGAGCGATATCGACGCTGGTATTGGTACTACCGCTCAGAGCGGATCCAATCCTGGTGTACTAAACCCTGTTGGTAGTGCTACTTCCACGGCATATGATGTCGGTCAGGGGATGGTTACAGGTGACGCTGAGAATCTTGAAGGTACTGGCGATAACGCCTTTAACCAGATGGCATTCTCTATCGAGAAAGTCACTGTTACAGCTAAGTCCAGAGCACTGAAAGCTGAGTACAGTTTAGAACTGGCTCAAGATCTTAAGGCCATTCACGGTCTTAACGCAGAAGCAGAACTTGCTAACATTCTTTCTACTGAAATCCTCGCGGAAATCAATAGAGAAGTTATCAGAACAATCTACAAGGTTGCTGAGCAAGGCGCTGTTTCAAACACAGCTACCGCTGGTAAATTCGACCTGGATGTCGATTCCAATGGTAGATGGTCTGTTGAGAAGTTCAAAGGACTTCTATTCCAGATCGAACGAGATGCTAACGCAATCGCCCAAAGAACTCGTAGAGGAAAGGGCAACATGGTTCTGTGTTCCGCAGACGTTGCTTCCGCACTTACGATGGCTGGCATTCTGGATTATACTCCAGCACTTAACGCCAACCTGAATGTTGATGATACTGGTAATACATTTGCTGGTACGATTAACGGTAAGTTCAGAGTTTATATTGATCCTTATTCGGCTAATCTAACCTCATCTAACACTGGTGGTAATCAGTATTATGTTGTTGGTTATAAGGGTTCTAGTCCTTATGATGCTGGTCTCTTTTATTGTCCCTACGTGCCTCTTCAGATGGTTCGTGCAGTTGGAGAGAATAGTTTTCAACCAAAAATTGGATTTAAGACTAGATATGGCATGGTTGCAAACCCATTCGCCGAAGGTGCTAACGCAGGTTTGGGTCGTCTTCACGTTAATAGCAACCGCTATTACAGACGTGTTCAAGTCACGAATTTGATGTGATTTAATGGTTTAAACCATATCACGTTTTATTACAAGGGACTCAATTGAGTCCCTTTTTTATGCTATGATATTATTGGAGAGTAGTTCTATTTTATGAAAGCAATTGAGTTGGACAAGACAGATGTTTTTCATTGTCCTGCATCATTTGGGACTTTATCACAGGAACAAGTAAATAAGTTATTTACTGATGGTAGAAGAGCATCTGGATTTCTTGAAATTCAGTTAGAAGAATGGTATGATGGATTAGAATTTAAAGATGGTAAAGGGTATGATCATATAAACAAAAATATTCCAGGTCAATTGTATGATGCTAAATGTTTTACTAAAGGTGGTGCTAAGTTTTGTCCTAGTGTAATGTTAGGTGCAGGTAGATCAGTTGATGAACAGAAATTATGGGAACATGCAATGAATATGATTTATATCTTTACTGATGTTGTATCATTTCCAAAAGTAAGAGTAAGATTTGTTAAAGGATCTGATCTTACACAATATAATAAAGGATCAATTCCATTTGGAGATAGAGATGTTTTATTTGGGTGATTGTTTAGAAGGAATGAAAGAATTGGATGACAGGTCTATTGATGCTGTCGTTACTTCTCCACCTTACAATCTGAATATTAAATATAGCAAGTATAAAGATAAGAAACCAAGAGAACAGTATCTTAAATGGTTAGAGGATATATTTGTTGAGTGTAAACGTGTTCTTAAAGATGATGGACATTTGTTTGTTAACATGGGTTACTCTAATGTAGACCCTTGGATTGGTATGGAAGTTGGTTTAGTAATTAGAAATAATTGGTTATTACAGAATCATATCAATTGGGTTAAATCTATACATGTAAATGATAAGACCAGTGGACACTTTAAACCAATTAACAGTAAAAGATATTTGTGTCCTACATGGGAACATCTATTTCATTTTACTAAAGATGGTAACGTAAATGTTGATAGGTTATCGGTAGGAGTTCCATACGAATATTATGAAGCAAATATTCGTGGTAAAAATACAATAAAAACTAAACCTAATTTAAGAGATAAGGGTAATTGTTGGTTCATACCATACGAAACAGTGAATAGTAAAGATTTAAGAGGTAAGCATCCTGCCACTTTTCCAGTTAGATTAGTAGAGGATTGTCTTAAACTGACAGGAACTACAGGAACAGTTCTTGATCCTTTCATGGGAACTGGTACAACAGCAGTAGCAGCAGTTAATTTGGGATGGGAGTATATTGGATATGATATTGATGAGGATTATGTTAAGTTTAGTGAAAACCGTATAGGAGAAAACTTGACAAGGTTTATAAAATGAATAAGTTTGAGGGGTTTAACCACGGGGTCTAACCACCCCCTTTTTTATGTTCTATCATAAATAAAAGAAAACTATCGAAAAATGCCTTATCATATTAAAACCCCAGGAAAATTAACTGGAGATGTATATTGGAAAGGTGACAATACCTGGACAGAAACATATAATGATAGAAAGCAATATGATAATAAATCAGATGCTGATGCTCAGGCTGCTACTACGCACACCGAGACACTAGGAAATAAGACTATTACTTATACTCCTGTATGGTGGAAAAATTCTACTGTAGTAACGGAGTAAGATGATGAAAAAACTTTCAGAGTTTATGGAGTTAGCTGAAGAATCTGGTACTACATCATATCAATCACATCTAGCCTCCAAGGCTCCTCAATTTTGGAAGAAAAAGAGGGAATTGCCTAATCTAGGTCTTCGTGATAAGGCTAAGTCTTTGATTCAAAAATTAAGATCAAAAAAGGAAAAATCTTCTAAATCTTCTGAAGATTATTACACTAAACCTACTCAAAAAGCTTTGCCATCCGGCAAAGATAGATCAGTTAAAAAGGTTAATGTAAGAGTTGTTGGTGGGGAAAAGAAAAAAATCACTGGTACTCCAGAAAGAAAGAAACTTACCCCTCAGAAAAAATCCATTGCTGGAGGTAGCAGTTCTATTGTCAAGAGAACATCAAGTGATATTACTAAAGGTTGATAATGGATACTAAAGTTAGACCCAATACTACAAAAAAAGCTTTATCCAGACAAATTAAGGATAGGAATTTTCTGCAGCCTATTGGATTTCAATTTAGCGTGGTTAGAGCGCCTAAAGTTAGTTTTTTTGGGAATGCAGTAAATATTCCAGGAATAGAAGTTGGAGTGACTGAACAGCCAAATTATTTGCGCACTCTTCCTATTCCTGGAGATATGATGGAGTTTCAAGATTTGAGTTTAAAATTTCTTGTAGATGAAAATCTGGAGAATTATATAGAAATT